GATGAAAACACCACAAGCCGCAGGAAGCCCTACTCAAACCGCCGATCACGTCGCGCTGCGCACGTACATTATGCCATCGAGGGTGGGGTACGTGAAGTTGTACCGATACAAGGAATTGTATAAGGTGATGCGGTTAGGGAGGTCATTGGTGCCAACGCGATAATTGGGGTCGACTAGACCGGGCCATCGGAGCGGGGAAACGGCAGCGTTCTCACCGAAGGCCGTGTCAATGGAAGCGGCGTTGGTGGAGAAGAGGGAGTCGTTGTTATTCTCAGAGGTAAAAGCGTAGTGAACACGGCGGGCTGTGATGCATGGATACACTTGAGGAATCGGAATGCAAAAAGGTACGGGTGGGATACCAGCGGGATTGATCTTGCTTAGCCATTCCTCCAGGATGGGCGCTTCGTCCAGACTGATTTGGGGATCGTAGTAGTGTAAGGTGTACACATAGTGCCCCAGTTCCACAAGGACGCGGGTTCGGCCTGCCTTTACCATTGGCCACACATAATCACAGAAGACAGCAACGGATACCTGGAGAACGTCACTTGGGTACACCCAGTCGCCAGCGATGTCGCGCGGGACGTTGCCATCGTCAATGAGCTGAGGTTCTAAGCCGTCAGGACGCGGCACGATGGTTCCGAATCGACCGACGACGCGTACATTGGGACCTCCACGCACGAAGGGGGGGGCGGCGACAGGTGCCATAGGTGACCAGTTCCCATTGGTGGCAGTTTGAACGAGGTATAAGTTGCCTCGGGCGACATTGAACAGATTCATCTCAGCCATGAAGGTGGATTCAACCTGCTGTAACGTACGATGGATGTGGGATGGGCCGGGAGGGACATGTTCGCGCACGACGTTGCCGCCATATTGCAGGTAAGCAGCGGAGAGATCAGCAATACGTGGATCCCCATATAGGGCCAACCCGTCCAGGAGAGCACCGTCGAGATCAAAAGCCGTCTTGAACGCGTCATTGACTGCATGCATGATTTCGGCGGCTGCAGCGGAGGTTACATCGAATTGGCGGAGGGCGTCGAGTGGCCGCGGAACTAGAAAGCCGGCATCTTGACATTGGGCGACCGCACTTCTGGCACAGACGAATGCCTCACGTGTGATGACCGCGCGTTGGTTACGGGTAAACATCGCGTTGGACGCAAAGAGGGGAGCGAAGGCTTTGCCATAGTGGTGGGAGGGGATAAGGTTCGTCTCCGTTTGTCCACATAGCATAGCTACAACGATGGCAGCGGGATCGACCGGCAAGGCGGCAGCGAAGGTAGCATGAGTGGCCCGGATGTCAACAGCGGCATCGCCTCGTTGCGCTGGATCAACACGAGCGACGAGGACATTGGTGATAACATCGTTTTGGACCAACCGAGTGAAAGGCACCTGAAAAGGGGGTGTCACGGTAACGGAGGCAAGGACGGACAGCTCTGTGGGACACATGTGCTGTATATAGAAGGGGGTCATGGTCTTGACCTGGCGCATAGCGGTCATGACACCAGTCATAGTGCGTCGGGTGAGATCGTTGACTGTCGCAGTCATGTTGACAGAGTTAACCACTCGGATGAAGAAGGCGATAGTGGTCGATATCCAATTGGACATGGCCGAATCATACGTGGGCGCGACGGTCAACCGTGGGAGTGGCTGATTGGGCCATGGGTACACCATACGATTGGGGGGAATGAAGAGATTCGCGGATCCTTGGAGGGTGCTGCCATAGCCAAATTCACTGGGCTGAGGCCAATTAGCACGGATATGCTCGGCGAAGGCACGGAGTAATGGCGCTTGTTGCGGGTTGATGAGTTGGGGGTTAAGGAAACCAGGCGGCCAAACACCAGGATGTGAAAACTGCGAGGCTGGGGTGGTCTGATGCATACCAGGCACTCCAATGGCGATGGGCTCAGGCTGCGCGAGCAAGTTAGCTAATGCCATAAAGACTTTCACTGGTGAATGAGGATCGGAAGTCATGGGACCTGCGAGGGTTAGAAACAAACATTTCCACATAGATGGCAAGTGCGTGATTGACTGCGAGCTGTCGGGGAATGCATCCTCCGATAAGACAGTGGTAACGAGACCGTTGTACGCCCAGCTAGCGATACATTTCCAGAACGCGGCGTAGTCATTACCCATGGGTTGCAGTAGACGCAAAATTTCGGAGATGGGGGAGATTGTTTGAGTGGTGGACTCGGAGATGGTCGTGATTGCATTCGTGAGCACAGTGGGATCGAGGACTAAAGGAGTCACAGAGCGCAATAGTGTAGAGAGGGCTTCCACTAGGGGCAGAGCAGCCGCGGTGTTAGAGGAAATATTGACGAGATGCATCACTTGTTGCAGACGCAAATCCTCAGACGAAGCGAACCAGGGGCAGAGAATGGTCGGTCGGAGGCTGATGGGAATCGTGGAATTCAACAAATTGTTAGCACATTCGTTGACGATTTGAACGATTTGGGTGGGGTCTTGATGCATTGAGCGGAGGAGCATGACATACGTCTCCCGAATATGTAGCGTCAACGCGTCGCATAATTCCATACACTCTACCATGGCACTAACTTCGCCGCCAATGAGGTTGGCACGATCCAGACGTCCGATGCGATCGGCAATCGCAGTTGAAAGGAATTGAGCGTTCTTGGTTTGGGTAGGGAGTACGGCACGTCCTGGGTACGCTAAGGCGAGTAGCTCGGGCCGACCTTCGAAGGCACGTATCATGCGACCGGAAGTAATGGTGGTGACGTCAGATGTGAAGGTAGAAGATTTATTGATTTTCAAGTTTGACAGGGTGAACTGGAGCAGCATCAAGAGCACATTGGACCGCAGGGCCAGGGGGTTGAACTGTGCGTTGTCGATGTAGCCTCGGGAAAGTACGGTCTTGTAGGCATGGACGCTACTGTCAGTAGGGGGCGGTAAGCGTACCTCCAGACCACGGCCTTCGTCTCCAAGGGATGCCCAATTGGTCATGCACACAATGCGGTTGACGGCGCCTTCGGGCAAGGGGGGGGTCATTTGATACATTTGCATGAACCAGGTGAACCCGATCAGCTCCTTCGTCAGATGCGCAGATGGAATATTGTCTAGTAGCATGAAGGAGGTGCACAACCCAGTATCCTCGACGATAAGTTCCGGCCCATTAGCAACCGCACTGTCCAAATAAGCAGAAAGGTGCTTCGACGAAACGTCCGGGGAGAGAATGCGTATACCATCCCAGGCAGTAAGGAAGGATCGTATAGCGTTGTTGATCATGGGGGTGGCGAGTAGAGTGGAGGCGTCATCACGGTGATCGGACCGCAGGTGCTCGGACAGCGCGGACATAGTGGAAAATCGAGCGTTACAGACATTACACACGTAAGAGGAGGGATTAACGATAGGAGTCACTTTCATCGATTGTGGGTCAGAAACCACGGCGGCGGGCTTGGTGGCGTTGGCCACGGCGGCGATGCTGTCGGAGGTCGGGCGCGTGATGATGTCGCCATCATTATTCACGGAGGTGGAGGGGGCGGAGTCACCAACGGCGTTAGGACCACTCTGAGAACTGACGATGCCGGCTTGTTGTTGGTTAGCATCGGCGGCGGCTTGATTTGGTGAGGTGGTAGATGGAGGTGAGTTAGTAGTTGGAGCGTCCTTGGCAGGCACAACGTTCGTGTCGGCAGGGGAGGCAGTGGCAGATTGAGCTTTACGGGCTGATCGGCGCGGCATGGTGGAAATAAC